TAAGGAGAGAATTCGCTATGGCTCGGAAGAGGGTATTGACTTTACTAATATGTATTTTTATACCATTGCTTTCCATGCTATCAAATCCTCTAACGAGATGGCTAGAAAGACAGGTAATCCGTTTGATGGTTTTGAAGCTAGTAAGTATGCTAGCGGGGAATTTTTTGACAAATATACTGATAGGGAATGGTCTCCTGCTACAAGAAAAGTTGCAAAACTATTTAAAGATGCAAAGATTGAAATCCCTACACAAGACGACTGGGCTAAGCTCAAGAAGTCTGTAATGAAGTACGGCTTGTACAACCAAAACCTACAGGCTGTGCCTCCCACTGGATCTATTAGTTATATCAACCACTCTACTTCTAGCATCCACCCCATCGCTTCTAAGATTGAAATTCGTAAGGAAGGTAAGCTTGGTCGTGTTTACTACCCAGCACCGTACCTTGATAACGACAATCTAGAATACTTTGAAGATGCTTATGAGATTGGGCCAGAGAAGATTATTGACACCTACGCTGCTGCAACACAGCACGTAGACCAGGGCCTCTCTCTGACCCTATTCTTTAAGGACACAGCAACAACAAGAGACGTAAACCGTGCTCAGATCTACGCATGGAAGAAGGGCATTAAGACCATCTATTACATTCGTATTAGACAGCTTGCACTAGAAGGAACCGACGTAGAGGAGTGCGTATCATGCATGTTGTAAGGCCAATTAACTGGAATGCCGTAGAAGATCCAGTAGACCTAGATGTTTGGAACAGGCTAACTGCTAATTTCTGGCTACCCGAAAAGGTTCCACTCTCCAATGACATCCAGTCTTGGGCTAGCTTAAAGGATCACGAGAAGAAGCTTACTATGCGTGTCTTTACTGGCCTTACCCTACTTGACACAATCCAGGGTACCGTCGGCTCTATGTCAATTATGCCCGATGCCAGGACGCCACATGAAGAAGCTGTTATTACAAACATCGCATTTATGGAAAGCGTACACGCAAAATCTTATTCTAGTGTATTCTCTACACTATGTTCTACAGAAGATATCGAAGAATCATTTAGATGGAGTGAGGAAAATGAACATTTACAGAACAAGGCTCGCATTGTTTTGGACTATTATCGTGGTGATGATCCCCTCAAGCGAAAGGTTGCATCAACACTACTGGAATCCTTTTTATTCTATTCAGGGTTCTACCTTCCAATGCATTGGTCCAGCAGAGCAAAGCTCACAAACACCGCCGACCTTATCAGACTAATTATTCGTGATGAAGCTGTTCATGGCTACTACATCGGCTACAAGTACCAGCTAGCACTAGCTGAACAGTCACAGGAGCGCCAGGAAGAGCTGAAAGAATACACTTACGACCTTTTGATGGAGCTATATAACAATGAATGTAAGTATAGTGCAGACCTCTATGATGAAATAGGTTTAACAGAAGACGTAAAGAAGTTTTTGCAGTACAACGGAAACAAGGCATTAATGAATTTGGGATATGATGCACTGTTCCCCAAGGAAACAGCAGAGGTCAATCCCGCAATTCTTTCTGCCCTTGCACCAGACGCTAATGAAAACCACGATTTCTTCAGCGGTAGCGGAAGCTCTTACGTAATCGGTAAGCACGAATCCACTACTGACGATGATTGGGATTTCTAGGTTTTACTGCTATAATTGACGGACAAGAAAGGTATGAGATGACAGAAAGAATTTTTGACTGGGTATCACAGCATGATCCCAAGTCTAGGAAATATGGAATGCGTTCTATTCTTAGAGGCAGGAGCATTGAGAAAAAGCCTGTTATGTGGCAAGAAGGAATTGTCCTAGATCAGGGTTCAGAGGGTGCCTGTGTGGGCTTTGCTTGGACTGGGGAGCTATTGGCACAGCCAGAGGCTCCAAAGACACAGCCCTCTTTTGATTATGCAAACTCGTTGGCTATCTCTTTTTACAAAGAGGCTCAAAAGATTGATCAGTGGCCTGGGGAAAACTATGAGGGAACTTCTGTATTAGCTGGTGCTAAGATTATGCAGAAGGCTGGATTTATCGGAGAATATCGTTGGTGCTTTGGTGTTGATGACATTAGAGATACCGTTATTTCAGAAGGCCCAGTTGTAATTGGAATTCCCTGGTTTAACGGGATGTACGACACCCTGCCTAATGGTCTTGTAAAGCTTTCTGGAAGCTCTACTGGCGGACACGCTATTTTAATTACAGGCTACCACCCAAAGATGAGATTTGGAAACGCTAGCGAAGAGGTTTTTCGTTGGAGAAATTCCTGGGGTACTGACTACGGAGTCAACGGTTCTGGTTGGATTAGATACATAGATCTAGCCAAGCTGCTATCTGATGGTGGAGAGGCTTGTGTTCCAATGCAACGCGAAATTCCTGTGTTCAATGAGCCCAGGCGCAATATTTTTGCAAGATTATTTAAAAAATAAATAGTGGGATGTAGCTCAATTGGCAGAGCATTCGGCTGTTAACCGAAGGGTTGTAAGTTCGAGTCTTACCATCCCAGCCGTTCGATTATATGATATAATTGAACCATGAAACATAAAGAAAATATTTTTAGACTAAGGGCGGAAGGAAAGTCTTATCGAGAAATTGAACAAATTCTTGGATGCTCTAAAGGAACAATCGCATATCATTTGGGAGCTGGGCAAAAAGAAAAATCTCACCAAAGATATAAAGACATCCGTGCATCGTACACAAAAAGGCTAAGAGATATAAAGGAACAGTCTGGCTGTGTTGATTGCAAGGAAAATTACCCACACTTTATGCTGCAGTTTGATCACCTGCCTCAGTACGAAAAGGTTGACTTAGTAATTAACATTGCAAGAAGATATTCTTGGGACAGAGCTTTAGAAGAAATAAAAAAATGCGAGGTGGTGTGTGCAAACTGCCACAGCATTAGAACTTGGTCTAGAAATAATTAAATATTGCGAATATAGTTTAATGGTAAAACTTAACCTTGCCAAGGTTATGACGCGGGTTCGATTCCCGCTATTCGCTCGGATCCCTATCCTAGCATCACTCAACGATATTTCACTGGATAGGGGTTCGTGGCTCTGTAGCTCAAAGGAAGAGCACTGGCCTGTCGAGCCAGAGGTTGCGGTGTCGGGATCCGTCAGAGTCGCTTATATAATTAAATATGCCTCTTTAGCTCAGTTGGCCAGAGCACCGCTCTTGTAAAGCGGGGGTCGTCAGTTCGAATCTGACAAGGGGCTCAACAAAAAGGCAGTATAATAAATTATTCAACTACAAAAAAGGAGACAATATGACAGTTGTATATACCAAACCACAGTGCGTTCAGTGCGACATGACAAAGAGACTAATGGATAAGATCGGGGTAGAATATACTGCTGTTGATATTGTTGAAAACCCCGCAGAATTAGATAAGCTTATTGAAATGGGTTATCGTGCAGCACCAGTAGTTGTTACAGAAGACGATTCTTGGGCAGGCTTTCAGCCAGATAAGATTACAGCTCTAGCTGCTTAAGATCTGGTAAGTTCCAGCAATGTGAAAGTTATCTTCTATTGCAAGATTAACTGGCACATTGTATGTAAAGGGAACGCCCCTGCCGTTTGATGCTGTAGAAAACAATTTTAAAATATTTGATCCTTCGTCTACGTCACCGGAAATGGAATAAAAGTCTCCGCCACTAATGTCGTGTAGTCTTCCATCACTTAACGCATAGTCATGCCTGGAGTCAAAGGGGAGAGTTACGTAATATTGTCCAGAGCCAAACGACGTAATGTTGTCAAAATCTACCTCAATATCAAAATGACATACGGTATCTAAGAGGACAAAGTCTCCAACAAATAAAGGGTCTCCGTTAAATGTGGGCTGAACGGCCCCCACCCCAGTCGTCCCACCTTGAAGATCCCACTCTCCAGAAAGATTGCCACCCGTTATGGATATCGATGGATGCGTAAACCTAGCCACAGTCTTTACCAGGTAGAGTTATCTTTGTTAAACCTTGCCCAGAGGTTTGGGGAATAGCAAACGTAAAGGTCTGTTGGACTCATTGCCATTTGCCCAGGAATGCCTGGAGATGTTTCGCTTGGCGGAACGCTAACAAAAGATACGTTAATGTCAATGTCAACCCCGTTTACGATCTGTGTACCGTTAATGGTAAACCCAATCTGGTCTTCGGATATGCCCGCATCGGCAAATCTGGCCATTAGTCTTGTGCCTCCAGGCCAATCTGAATAATTGCGGCAGGACTATCTGCATTATCTGCAACCAGATAAAGGGCGTCTAGGCCAGGCAGCTCAAAAGAGATAGCGTGATTTGGCATTAGTTTGTAGCCGTAATTGGTAGTAGAAACACCTTCGCCACCAACATAAATGTTGCCCGAAGTTCCTACATTCTGAATGGTAATGTCCATTCCAGAGTGAGTTCCATTGGGGGTAATTCTTTGTGCAACTGCCCCGATCAGTTCGATTCTGTGTGCTGTCATACATCTATTGTACCACTTGTCTAATGCTATAATTATATAATAAACTATGTAAAATGGTTTATTAGAGAAATAAGAGAAGCATTAAGGAGACATTTTGAAACTTTATAATCCCTGGCCAAAAGGCAAAACAATTAGAAGCCCCTTTGGATGGCGAACCCATCCAATCACCAAAAGGAGAGCTTTGCATAGAGGCGTAGACGTTGGGGGTAGTTTTCCAGTCACTGCCCCCGCAGACGGCAAGGTCGTACACGTAGCTGCTGACTGGCACAAGCTTTCTCCGCTCAGGAAGAAGCGTCAATCTGGTGGCAATGTTGTAACTATTCAACACGAAAATAATCTTTTTACAACCTATTATCACGGAGCGCACCAGACCGCACTAAGGGTTGGTCAGCGTGTTAAAAGGGGTGATTTTATTTACACTTCGGGAACCACAGGACTTTCAACAGGCGACCACCTCCACTTCGAGGTAAGAACCAGTAAGTCTGGTGGGCAGGTTGACCCAGTGCCATACTTGCAAGGTAACGCATCCGTAACCCCTGCACCACTTAAGGTTGATGGAAGGCTTGGTCGTAACACCTGGAAGGCCTGGCAGACAGCACTGAAAGAGGCTGGCTTCTACACCGGAATTCCAGATGGAAGACCAAGAGTTATGACTTATCGTGCTATCCAGGCTTGGTCTGGCACCAAGGTTGATGGAAAGATCGGCCCCCTAACTCGCAAGGCGGTTCAGCGTAAGCTCGGGGTAAAGGATGACGGGGTCTGGGGCAGAATGACTATCAGTGCTTTGCAGAGAGCGCTTAATGCAGGGAAGATCTAATTATGTGGTCTACTTTGCTTATGGCATTTAATAATTTTAATACTCGTAGACAAAAGAACAGAGAAGTTTCCGATGAAGCTATTGCAACAGGACCATCCTGGAGGCATCGTCGTAGACTAATCTATGGTGCATATACCATTGCAATTTTTATGATTCTTTTTGGTGCCTTTACCGTTTTCACTACCAGCCAAATCGGGGTAGAGATGATAATCGGTGGAGTAGCATTGCTATCAATTATCGTAACCGCATACACTACATCAGCTACTTATGAAGATGTTCGTTTATGGAATCATAATCCTAGAATTAGGTTTGGCGAATCCCAGGATGAACTTGACAACGGTAACCCTGATGGTCTATAATTGGATATGTTATTGTAACGAAAGGAATAACACATGCTAACTAGTAAAGCATTTTGGGCCTCGGCAGGAGAGCGTGCGGTAAAGACCGTCGCACAGACTGCCCTGGCTATTTTGGGAACCGACCAGCTGATCTCAGCTCTTGAGGTTAACTGGTCAGAGGTTGGAGGGGTAGCACTTCTTGCTGGTATCCTTTCTCTTCTAACTTCCATCGCAATTCCTGGAGCCGACACAAAGGCTGCAGTTCGTGCGGAGGCAGGAAAGTAATTAAATATGCCTGTTTATCAGTATAAATGTACTGATTGCAACAAGGTTACCGAGGAGGTCAGGGGCATTACAGAAAATGTCCCTGATCTTTTCTGTAAGACTTGCAATCTCCAACTAAAACGGATATACTCGAATATAGGAGTTGCATTTAACGGAAGTGGCTTCTACAAAACCGACAACCGAAAGGGATAACATGCCACTCTTGGCTCAGAAAACAAAGCAGGCAGAAGACAACTACCTCCTGACCATTCACGATCGCTGCGATGCATGTGGCGGTCAGGCTTATGTGGCAGTCACCGGAACTACTGGTGAGCTAATGTTTTGTGCTCACCACTATACCAAGATTATGTCTAGCCCCACTGGCTTTATTGCTATGGAAAAGTTTGCGGTAGAAACTGTTGACGAGAGGGAAAGATTGGGCATTAAGAATAGCATTTACATTTAGGAATTTATGGAATACGTTGTAGGAGCAGTTTTAACTTTAGTTATCGTGGCTACAGTAAATAGGCTAATAACTAAAAAATTAAAGAATGAAAAAAGAGCTGTTATTAGATATAGCCAAAGCCATATTTATAGTGTAATTGCACCAATGATGTTCGGATTCAATGGACCAATCCCCAAAAGATCTACACAATCTTCTAATTACCACGAAGAAGCTTACATTCGAGTTGTAGTTGTAGATGGAAAAGCCTATTGGATTAAAGAAAATACCTTCTTCACCGCCGATGTTGTAAACGGAACGGTAGATAAAGAATCTACCAAAGAAGTTGACACAATGTCAATGAGTGATGTAGAATTAAAAAAGATGTTAGTTATTGTAGAGACACTAAGAGAGGGCGACAACAATGATAATGGCAGTACAGGGAAGTCGTAACTTCGACGACTACCAAATTTTTTTACGTGCTATGGGCACCGCCCTTTCCTCTATGAAAAGAGATGATGGGTATTTATTTATTTACTCAGCTGGTCCAGCACATGTTAACTCTATGGCACATGAGTTTGTAAATGTTTCGGAACGTAGTCTAAAAGCTCGTGGAATTAAAGCACAGGTACGTAAAGTTCCTCCATCTTGGGTAAAGGACAACGTTGAATTTATTGATTACATAGCTTTCTTTAGCAAGCCCAAAGAGCCTCTGTCTGATCTTGTAAAGTATGCAGAGGATCGTGATGCAGAGATTGGTGTGTATCGGTACTAATGAAGCTTAGTAAAAGCGAGCAGGCTTATTTGTCTGCGGCAAGATACTTTGCTTCTAAATCAAAATCGAATAAGAAGCACGGAGCTGTCATTGTAAAATCTGGCAGGGTCGTAGGCACTGGTTACAATAAAGATAGGAACCACCCTCTCTTTGTTTCACCAGAGCATATAAAGCCCCACTGCTCTTTACATGCAGAAATAGATGCATTAAAAGAAGCAAAAGCTAACGCAGATGGGGCAGTCCTTTATGTTGCGAGAGTCAACAACCAAGGGCAAGATCGTAATAGCAAACCTTGCAAACTTTGCGAGGCAGCAATTACTAAATCAAATATCAAAAAAGTAATCTACACAAAGGGTGAAGCAAATGTTTATAACGTCGCTTGAAGAGATGGAAAAGATTGTAGATAGCAAGAAGTTTTTGCATTGGGATGGTTGGACTGTAATTCAGACCTTCCCCACTGACAAGGGTAGGACTTCTAAGTTTGGCCTGTACAGAAACGGTCGCTGGTTTATCCAAAAGCGTTTTGTTCCAGGTGCCAAGGGATGGAATATCCCTGAAAAGTTTGTCAATCCCAAGCAGGAGCGACGTGAATCGTAGCGAATGGAAAGACGATGCCGCCTGTCTAGGCTATGACACAAATTTCTTCTTTGAAAAGTATGAAGACAATGAAGAGTTTCGTCCTGGCATAGACAAGCTTTGTTCTGGATGCCCCGTGGCCAGGCAATGTTTTGCCGTTGGCGTCTCTCAAAAAGAATGGGGTGTCTGGGGCGGCATCTATTTAGAGAACGGCAAGATCTCTAGAGAGTTTAACAAACACAGAACAAAAGAGGACTGGGGTAAAACCTGGAGCTACTTAACCACAGATAAGAAAAACTAATATGTATACAGACGATATGGCAAGGGCATTTAGATCTTTGGACCACTACTGTCCAAAAGGATTTAGCCTGCAAGTTATTGATCACGATAACTTTTTGACGGTCAAGGCCAATGAAAAACAATTCGATAATCTAGTTGACTTTGACAAGCGTCGTGCTGTAGAATATATGGTAAGGGTAAAACAAGCACTAGAGCAAAACGGAGCAATCGTATTGCTAGTTAGAGAGGGCGTAAAGTAATGCAAACATTTTTGCCTTACCAAGATTTCGAAGAGGTAGCTGCTGACCTTGATTCTAAAAGACTTAACAAGCAGATCTTAGAGTGTTATCAAATACTTAATGTTCTTTCCAACCCTTCTCCTACCGCTGGCTGGCGTAACCACCCAGCTGTAAAGATGTGGCGTGGATATGAGGTGGCACTGTTTAACTATGCTATGACTATGGTTTCGGAGGCAGACGCTCGATCCATTAGGACCGAGAAGAATGTTGCCAACCTGCAAAGACTACGCAGGGAACGCGGCATGGACTGGGGTATCACAATGCCGTTGTGGTTCTCTAATAATAAAATAATGAAAAGAGTAACCACAACACACAAAGCAAACCTATATAAGAAAGCTCCAGAGCTTTACCCACAATTTGTTTCGGCGGTATCCGACAAGGACAACAAGCCCTGTTGCGACACCTGTCAATACTATTGGGTAACCCACAAGGAGGCGGTATGATAGCCACGGTTGTTGAGCTGGTTGTATTTGTAATTGCACTCCTGGTCTTTATTGCTTTAATTATTGCAAATATTAACACTAGGCTACAAAATAATAAACTAAAAGCTAATCTTACGCAAGAAGTTATCGATAGAACTATCGTAATGGAAGAAATGCGTAAGCTAATGGCCGAGCTAGACATAAAAAATTCTAACCAGAACGATGGCTTTCTTAAGTTTGTTTCTGATTCCAGAGAGGCAGCATTTAAGTATATCGAAGAGGTTCAGGCAGCAATTAACGAATTTGACAGCAAGGTTGGACCAGCCGTAAAGTATTATAAAGAAACTGGAAAGATGCTCGACCGCAGACCCTCTGAGCTTGTGAGAGAGCTTTCAGAAGCCTACGACAAGCTTATGGCATCGATGCCTAAAGAAGAGACGGGTTCTGACTAGTTTGTGATAAAATATAATTGCCTCGCCTGATAGGGAGGTAATAATAAACACTCGCTGAAAAGGAGAAAAATATGGTAAGTACAATGCTGGATCTATTTAAAGATCCATTCTTTATTGGAATTGACAAAGACATTGCTCGATTCCGCCACGCATCCGAGGTGGCTGCTAAGCAGTCATATCCACCCTACGATATTATTCAGCAATGGGAGGATGACTATATTCTAAGACTAGCTGCTGCTGGATTCTCTAAAGAAGATTTAGAGATCACTCTAGAGGATGGCACACTAGTTATTACTGGTGAAAAAACCGAGGAAGATAGGAGCAACTATCTTCACAAGGGCATCGCTATGAGAAACTTCACTCGTACATTCGCACTTGGTGAATATATGGAAGTGGTTTCTGCTCAGATGGAAAACGGGGTATTGGTTGTCAATATCAAGAGAGAAGTTCCTGAAGAGAAGAAACCAAAGCAAATCACAATCAAATAGAGTATAATAAGACCTAGGGCATGTCTATAAACTGCCCCTAATAATATTAAGGAGAAATTAATGAGTCCTTGGACAATTCTTGAGTGGGTGTCTTCTGTAGGATTATCGGTAATCATTACAGTGGCAATTATTTTCGGTATTGGTATCGGAACCAGGTACCTAATTGGAATCACATCAAATAGTGATTGGTTTAAGTCAAAAAAGTAGTATAATGTAATTGTCCCCGTACGGGACCTTGGGATGGATTAGTTACCTATTTTAAGATCGGGCCTTCGTGCTTGAATTTCCTCGTACGGGGACTTTTAGCATTTATGGTAGAATAAATATATGCCATATAGTATTGGACAAAAAGGATCCTACGGTTGCTCTGGTTACCCCGTAGTAAAAGATGGTACTGGAGAAGTCATGGGCTGTCACGATTCAGCAGCAGCGGCTCAGGCACAAATTACTGCTATTAATATTAGCGAAGCCGAGAAGGGTAAGAAGAAGATGACATCAGCAATGGGTCAGCCATATCCCGCAGACAACAGGGAATCATTTTTTAATTGGAGTACGCCAGTTCGTAAACCACAGAGGTCTAGCTTTAGTCTAGGCAAGGCCCACGGTGAAGGCTCTATGGCTATCATGGAGGGTGACTATGTAATGGGCGAAACCATGGAGGGTATGATTCATGGTCGAGTAGAACACATTATGTGGGAAGGCGGTGTACTAGGATCTCCAGAGGGCGAATACTCTCTTGAGTCCATGCCACCAGAAAATCCCGCTATGTCCGTTAGGATTTTTGAAGAAGAGGATGAGGGCTACTGGGAAGAAACAGCCTATAGCATCGGAATGATGTATCAGGATGCTATGAAGATTCCGACCCTTGAGGGACACACTATGCCAGAGGGTGGAAACCCAAACATGGAGTACATGGCAAAGGCTGAAACATACTCTCCTAATGATGGAATGAAAGCAGCCGCTCGTCGTGCTATTGCCTGGAAAGAAGAAGGCAAGGCAAAAGGCGCTGGAACTCCTGTAGGCTGGGGCAGGGCACGAGACATCGTAGCAGGTCGCTCAATGTCTCTTAGTGTAGTTAAGAGAATGTACTCATTCTTCTCCCGCCACGAAGTTGACAAGAAAGCCACTGGCTTTAGATCAGGAGAAGAGGGCTACCCATCTAAGGGTCGCGTTATGTGGGATGCTTGGGGTGGAGATGCTGGCCACAGCTGGTCTCGTGGAATAGCAGAGCGCAATAAGAACAAGGCAGACTCTCTATTTGATTTTGGAACAGTCTCGGATTTTAAAGCAGCAAAGCAGGCACGCACGGAAGCATGGTTCGCCATGAGATCAGAGGTTTCTGAAATAGATTTAGTAGAAAAGGCAGACAGTTTTCGTGTAGGTCAAATGGTTTCTTGGAATTCTTCTGGGGGCACAGCAAGAGGTAAGGTTCGTAGAATTATTCGTAGCGGATCATACAATGTACCAGGCACAGACATTACAATTAATGGCACAGAAGAAGATCCAGCCGTCGTAATCACTCTTTACCGTGATGGTGATGCAACTGATACTACTGTTGCACACCGAATGAGTACTCTCAGAGCCTCCTAGAGCGTTTGTAACAAACTAGGTAGATACATCAGTACCCCCTGTTTTGTTTCAACTGGTATGTTTTCTTCGTTAAAGACAAACTTGTTCATGTTAAAGTTTAATAGCCTTAGCAAATACTACTCGTGACGCCATCTTGGATGCACTAATAATAGCAATTGGAGCAGAGATACTCAGAATAATACCAGCCCACATCCTTGGCTCTACCCAGCTCCAGTCCCAGTAGTCAAGGGTATGGAAGGCGTTAGCAAGAACAGCTATGCCACCAAAAACAACCATGCCAGCAATAGATCCCCAGGTTTTTTCCGGCTTACCATCTTCATCAAGGCGTGAGGCCAGAACAAGATAAGCAATAAGGAAAAGCAAATACATTAGCTCAATAAAGAAGAAAAACAGGCCAGCCATCCAGTCCTGAGAAAGTCCTACGAAGAAAGCAACGGATGTAATGCCATTAAAAGACACAATGGCGGAGGAAATGAAAGCGACTGCTACGCCAACAATCCAAGACCAAAGAACCACTCTTTGATCTATCTGCACCTTGGGAGCACGCTTTAGCTCTTGGTTACGGTAGGCCTCCATTTTTTGCCTATCAACATCAGAACGGGTGTTCCTCCTGTTTGTTTTGTTTCTTTTCCTTGGCTCTTCTGTGGTGGGTTGATTGAGTACCACAGCAGAGGCTGTCGCTTCTAAACTACTAGCGGAGTTAGTTTTTTCTTCTTCCATAGATCTTTCTGTCCTTACGCTATGCCACAAGCTGCGGGGATAAGTTTCGTACTTAGCCATAGATTAATTATACACTAAGAAGGCTGTGTACGAAGCCAAGTTCTGTACCTATGACAGTTGGCACAAACAATTTCACACTTTTTTATTTCATCTTTAATAGTAGAAATACTTACAGCAGAGTTTGCGTACCTTGCAAGATTATGCTTTTTTCTACCAGTAATATGATCGAAGTCCATTTGGCTGAAGTGGTATATTTCTCCACAATCCGCACAGGGATGTTTTTCCTTAACCTGACGAATATATTCTTTATTGCGATCTCTTGCTTCGCGTTTTCTTTGCGCTTCTGTAGAGGACTTTGCCAAATTAAGTTATCTCCTGGTGTCTCGTACGGCTAAAAACCAACTGCCACAAGACTATTATACAGGGTTATTAAGGATTGCGGACGCTATCCAGCTTCCTCATCATATCCATAATGCGCATTATTGGCTGATCTTCAAGATCTTTAAAGATCGATAAAACGCGATTTCTTTCAACAATCATGCCTTGTTCGTAGGCTTTAATTTCTAGATTCGTAATCTCTACGGGATCTCTCCACCCCTCGGCGTGTGCCCTTCTTAGAGCGTCTTCGTAATTAATGTGGTCGTTTGACAATGTA